TCCTTACCTAAATCTCTTTTATACTTATTTTGATAAGGGGTAGGCTCGAGAAGAGCCTCTGTTTGAGATTCCTCTTGAATCTCTTCTTTTTTATTTTCTTCCATTTTATTCTCCTTTGTTGGGGCTGTTGGAAAACAGGTGGCCTAGAGTCGCATTGGGGCTATGACTTATGCAGTCATAGGTGGCCTATCCATTGTTGGTGCTGCTCCTAAACCAGTAGGTTCTACTGGTGTTGCCGGTGCAGCTTCTGCCATTGCCGGTTGTGGCATTGGCTCTGTAGCAGGAGGGGCAGCATTTGCTGTCATATCCTCTACAAACTGTTTCATAGATTCTTCTGGTGTATTACCAGGATATCGTTGTACAATAACTGAAATAGGTATTACGATTACAGGTTCTTTTGGGCCTCTATCTGCTACTGCAGAAACATCTACCCCTTTTGCCGATAATGCTTTTTTTACATCTTCAGTTAAATGCATATCGAGTACAGCATCATCTACTGCACCCATTTGTTGTTCGCCTGGTGCTGCCATAGGAGCTTCTCCTCCCATTGGAGCAGCATTTGGGTCATTCATCATTCCATTTGCCATATTGTTTTCTCCTATTTATCTTCCAAATCTTCCCCATGCATCTCCTACACTTGTTGCAGGCTTAGATGGGCCTTGATAAGAACTACTTGAACTTCCTGGATTATAACTTCCTGTTCCATGTACTGAAGAACCTAAAGAAGTTCCTTGTGCTGAACTTGGTACTTGACTTGATATATCTTGTGATAAATCATCTCTTAGTTTTTTTTCTTTTTCTTTTCTTTTTTCTGTATCTTTTTCTTTTTTAGCTTGTTGTTCTTCTGCATCTTTAATTATTTGTTGCATATCACGTTCATTTTTTGCTTTTTCTATTTCTCTTTGTAATTTAGTATTTTCTCTTTGAGTTTTAATTTGTGCTTGTTTTATTTGTTCTTCTTTTAATGCAGATTCTTTATCTAATCTATTTTGTAAAATTGTTGATGCGTTAGTAGTTAAATTAGCATAATTTGCCCATTTATTTAATGTTTCAGTAAATCTATTATTTGGTATTATATCCTCACCTCTTTCATAAATTCCATGAGAAGTATCAAATATTTTATCACCCCAACCACCTACTACTTCTGTTCCTGTTGTTCCTGAAACAGTATTATCTTTTGCTTGTTTTGTAGGTAAAATTATTTTATAATTTTCTTTATCTTTTATTGGTTTACCTTTATTATCTAATTCAGATTCAAATAATTTAGTTAAAGGAAAATTTTCTGAATCTACTGTTCCCATACCTAAAGGTTTAAAATTAAAAAGGTCTGGATTAAGGTCTGAATGTACTATATTTTTATTAAATAAATGTTTAAGACTTTTTCTTACAGTAGCTTCTGCTTCATTTGTATTTGCACCTGGTACTCTACTAAAAAGGGCATCTAAAATAGCCCCACTTCTTTGCATTTTACTTAAGTCAATAACTAAATTACCATCTTTATTTTTATCAACCATACCACGTTGTTTATAATTTTCTACTAATTCTTCTGCTGACATATTTTCATACTCTTCATCAGTAGCAATAAAATTATGACTAGTAGTATATCTATTTGTTCCTGCTATTCTTACTGGAGGTTGGTCTGGTTGTCCTGCTCCTCTATTTCCTTGTGCAAAAGGATTTTGATAATTAGGGTCTGGTACGCATTGTTTTAAAGAACTATTATAAATATATCCTGGTGGGCATGGATTAAAATCATCATCTTTTTTATCTTCACTTTTTGGTGGTACATACTCAAACTTAGGGTCTTTAGTACTAAATGCACTTGTGTCTATAAAATCATTTGGTTCATTAGTAAAAGACCATGTTGCAGTTGTTGCATCATAATTTAATCCTATATTATTCCCTTTATAGTATGTTGTCATTTAACCCTTTTAAGTTGTTCCCGTAGGTTTAGGAGTTCCTTGAGGGAAGCCACTCTCCCCTGGTTGCGGTACACCTCCAACTCCGATGTTGCCACCTCCAACGCCTGTAGGGTCGTTTGGATTCGCTCCTGCAGGAGCTTCTCCAGTAGGGGCCATTGTTGGCTGTTCACCAGTGCCTTGATTTTGTTGATTTCCATTTGCCATTCCCATTATTTTTGCGAATATTGCCGCTTTCTCTGGGTCATTTATTAATTTTTCAGGTTCTATATCTAGTGATTTTGCAATCTCAGATAATATAGAATGCCATCTAACAAATGGAGCCAGATTTTGATTTGATGCTACTTGTAAGAAAGTCATTAATCGTTGTGACCTTACTTCTTTTTGCATCAATGATGTTGTACCTCGTGCCTTAATATGTAAATCACCTTTTATCTCTGGTGATTCTGTATTAAATTGCATATTCCATGCAAATAATGTTTCCCCTAAAGGACGAAGTAAATAATCATCAATATTTTTTATAACTGTTTTAATACTAAGTGCTGCTGCACCCATTAACATAGACATACCGGCTGCTGTTCTAGTTGTAGATTGCACACCAGTTGTTCCATGTGAATAAGAGGGTATTCCTGTTGATTCATCTGCTAATTGTCTAAATCTATCAAACATCATTAAATTTTCTGTTGATGTATTTGGAAATTTAACACCATGAATTGCTTGACCAGGCATACCACTTTGTCTTCTAAATATTTTACCTGGAAATACTTTCATATCTTGACCAGGTACTAACATAGTTTCGTCTATATCAAATACTAAATTACCTGCTAATGCTAAATTATCAATTGCCATTCTTGCATGACCATTCATAATTGTTTGTGCATCATCCATATTTTCTGGAATACCTACTCCAAAAAATTGGTAAGGATTTATTTCATATGGACAAACTAAATAAGGAAGTCTTGTTGGTGTAAATGGATTTAATACTAAACGTATAACTTGACCATTACAAATCCAAGCATTAACTTGAACTTCATCCATTTCGTCCATTTCATCATCAAGTTCTAAACCTGCTTCCATTGCAAGTTGGGCATCCATTGTGCCCCAAAATTCTAAAATTTCATATCTATTTTTATCAAACTCATCTGTTGATTCTCTATCTTGAAGAGATGCTTCATATCCACGAGCTTCATAACTTGGCCCCATATTTAATGATTCACGAATTGCCTCCTTTCTAAAGAAAGGTCTATTCATTAAATCACGAATTTGAGCACGAGTATAAACATGACGTTGAATAACATATTCAGCATCATCTAATGTTACTGCATCTGGGTCTGGATAAAAATCCCAACATGATACAGATTCTATTCTTGGTACTAATTTTGTTTTTGGGGAATATTCATTTTCTCCAGTTTCTTCATTTTTAACCCAATTATGACTTGATTGTTCATAAGTAAATGGGCCTTTAATTACTCCTGTTCCAAGTAATGCTGCTTCAAATAAAGCATGACGTAAAACATTAACCGCACTAGATTCTTCTAATTGGTCATGAATTACTTTTTCCATATTTCCTGCTGCTTCTTCTGCAGGACTAATTTGAGGTTCTTTTGCACTATTAACAGCAGGGCCTTCTGTAAATTCTGCACTTTGATATTTATCTTTTAATCCATTAAGAATACTATCATATGTTGCACCAGGTTCTAAATCTTTACCATCACCAGGAAATCCATATGGACTTTGTGATGATTCTTCTTTTTTTGGACTTGATGATATATGTGCATATTCTGCAATATTTTCTGGTACTGGTGTAGGCTCTACTCCTACTGGAAATTTTCCACTAGAAAATAAAACTTCTATCATTTGACCATACGCAGCCAAAACTTTCGTTTTAGTTATTTTGACAAATACTTTTGATTTTTCACTTTCAGTAAAAGCCATATCATTACCATAAACTCCTCTATAGTTACGATATGCTCTTAACCATCGTTGCTCATCAAATGAACGAGCATTTTCTGAATCAATAAATTTGCTTTTAACTAAACCGGCAAGTCCTGATACTTCATACGTTGTATCTTTATCCTTAGTATCATCTAAAGCAAGAATATCTGCCTGTTTTTTAGCCATTAAAATTAATTATTAAATGAGCCTTGTTTAATCTTTGTCGTTGACCATGAATCTGGTTTTGCATTTGATGATTTTCCACCTGCATCAGAAAATTCTCCATGAGAATATTCTTTCATAATGCTTGAGTCTAATTTTCCTCTTGGTGGAGTTTTATCAGCAACTTTTGAAAACTCTCCATGTTTAACTTTTTTCATTATTTCTGACATTATTTCCTCCTAATAATCTTTTTCATTTGCTTTCTTCCAAAATGAAGATTGCACATGACTGTTTGGTTTGCTTGGATAATCTTTAGTACTTATTTCTGGGTCAGCTTCTCCACCATACGCAGATAAGTTAAGATTATTTTTATTTTTCTTTTTTGGATAAGGCATACCAAATTCGCCTTGCTTATATTTTTTAACAATTGGTTGTGGCATTTAGCCCTCCTTGATTTTATCTTTTAAATAATCCATTAATTTTGGATTATCAACAAAGACTGTTGTTAAACCATTAGTTAAACCATTAACTAATTTTTCTTCCTCTTTTTCTTCTAATTCTATATTCCATTGATATACTATTGCATGTAATATTTCATGTAATAAAGTATTAGCATGAGAAACTCCTTTTTCATCAGTTGTATAACCAATGATTCCTTCTTTTGAAAAGAATTGACCATGAGCTTCATTTGCTGTAGCTACAGTCTGTTTCCATTCTTCTAATTTATAATCTCTATATCCTATTTTAATTTTATCAGGTATATTCATTAATAACCAAATACTCTATCTGCAGGTTTAAATTTTTCTTTTTCTGTATATTTATTTGCTGCATAACTATGAGGATGCATTGACCGACTCATTACTCCATAACGAAGTGCATCATAAGCATGGTCTTCTGCATCTGTGTCTACATCTTCCGGATTATTTTTATCTACCGGTAACATAGGTAATGTTCTAATTAAATTTGTACAATTAGAAAAAATTTTTAATTTAGGTTGATTTGTATCTTTATCTAAAGATAATTGTTTATGTAATTCTAATTTACCTGCTATTCTACTTCTTGGTGACCTATCAGAAGGTCTCCATTTACACCCCTCTTTAATCATTGTTTCTGCAATACTAGGGCCGGCATCCCCTCGTCTTGCCCAAGTTGAAGAGTCCAAGATTCCGTATCGGATATATTCATCATGTTCCTTTTCCAAGACTTGTCTGGCAAAGATGTCTGCGGTAACTCGTTGGGTATAATGCTCTCTGTATACCCAGAAATTGTTATCATAGTCAATTGCAATCCAGAGAACGCAAGCTGCAGACGAATAGCCCCAGTCACATGTTCTGAATCTGAGCCAATTGCGGGGAATGTCAAAAGGCTGAACA